AAAAGATACTAATGCTCAATTAAACAGAGAAATAGAAAAAGCGAATATAAAAAAGAATGGTGGAAAACCAGAAACTGCTGAGCAAAAAGCAGCAAGAGAAAAAGCAATTAAAGGTGATGGAAACAATACTGATGCTGATAATGATGAGGATGCTGACAATGATAAACAAGATGGTAAAGACGACAATGAAAAAGAAAAAAAACCAGAAGAACCAGTACCACCTGATTATGAGTTAATAAAAGGCTCACAGAGAAGAACAGAGTATGGAAACTTAAAATATCCAAGAGATTTAAATGCTGAGATGCAGGATTTTCTCAATATTATGATGGTAGAATATAAACCCAGAGGATATGGAGGAACAGGGGTTATAGACTCAAGAAAGAATATGGGAGCAGGAGGATCAGGTGATAGTAGTATTGGTACAAGAAAAATTTTATGTACAATAACTCTTCCAATACCTGCAGGTATTAGCGATTCCAATAGCACACAATGGGGCCCGGATGAGTTAACACCAATGGAGGATTTTATGACTAGTGTTGCAAAAGCAACACTAGACGGAGATGGAGCTAAAGTTAAGGAGATTGCGACTGGGGCTAACGATGCAGTCAAGAGCGACGAAATGGGAGAAGCTGTGAAAGATGGCATGTTGAAGATGGTCGTTGGAAAATCTGCACTCCAAAGAGCAAAAGGAGCAGTTGTAAATACCAATATGGAATTGTTATTTCAAGGACCAGTATTAAGAGATTTTACATTTACATTCCCAATGTATCCAAGAGATAAAGATGAAGCAAAAGAAGTTCAACAAATTATAAGAACATTAAAACAAGGGTCATCAGCAAAAAAATCTGAAGACTTTAGATTTATAACTGCACCAAATACATTTTTCCTTAGTTATTATCATAAAGGTAGTACTCATCCATTCTTAAATACCTTTAAAGAGTGCGCATTAACTGGGATAACTATGCAATATACTCCTGATGGAAACTATTCAACGTACCACGATGGTTCAATGACAGCATATCAGATGCAATTAAGTTTCAAAGAAATAGAACCCGTATTTGATGATGATTATAATGACCTTGGTAATGATATGATAGGATATTAAAATGTCAAAACCTTATTTCAATCAAGTACCAGATTTTAATTATGTTAGTCGTCTTCCAAATGCACAGATTGGCGACTACATTAGAGTGAAAAACTTTTTTAAAAGAGTAAAACTCAGAGAAGATATTTTTCAAGAGCTTGCTTTCTTCACAAAATATAAAATCACAGGTGATAATAGGCCTGATAATGTTGCGAATGATGTTTATGGTAATTCATCTCTTGACTGGTTGATATTACTAGCAAATAATATTTTAAACATTCAAACAGAATGGCCTATGACACATAATGCATTTGATGAATACCTACTTAACAAATATGATACTTATGACAATCTCTACAATGGAGTGCACCATTATGAATCTATTGAACTTAAAAATAGTAGAGGAGTAACACTACTTCCTACAGGTACTACTATTACAAAAGGATATACTTATACGTACTGGGATGACTGGGCACAAGAACTTATAATAACCGGAGATCTATCTACTCCAATAACAAACTACGAATACGAAACAAAAATTGATAATGATAAAAGAAATATATACATTCTTAGACAAGAATATCTAGGAATTGCTTTTAATGATATGGAAAAAATTATGTCATACAAAAAAGGTTCCAGTGATTATATCTCTGGAACCCTTAAAAATGCTAATAATATTAAGTTAACTAGTTAAGTATCATTCATCAGCAAGTTTCTGAAAATAACTTAGAGCATCATCTTCATCTTCTGAAGATGTTGTAGAACTTGGAGTAATTGCATCAGCAATAGAAGCTTCTACAGTAGAATTAAACTTGGGGGCAAATGATCCACGACCACTATCCTCACCAGAAACTTCCTCATCCAAACGTGGACGGGGAGCATTCTTCTGTCCTAGAACATACTTCAAACGCTTTTCAAGATCCTCATAAGACTTAAACTTATCAGCAGATGCTTCAGCAGCAAGAGAATATTCTTTCTTCCATAGTGCTTCTAGTGCATCGTCATCATCAAGAAGTGGTGATGGTGCAGCAAACTCTGACTTATCATAGTTCCAGTATCCATCCTTCTTAACAATCTTCAACTTGAAGTTTGCACCTTGCCAGAAGTCAAATGGATTGATTGGTTCTTCATCCTCAAATTCAGGTTGCATTACATCCATAACCTTATCAAAGATTTTCTTACCAAACTTATAAAGGAAAACTTTTCCTTCATTGTCAGGATTAGTAGGATCTTTTACAACATAGATGTTCGCATAGAAAGACAACTTGCGCTTCTGCTTACGAACAACATCCTTATCAGACTCATTACCACTGTTCCAAAGTTCACGATTGTGCTCTGTAACAGGATCCTTACCACCAAGAGTAGTAAGTGAATTCTCAATATACCATCCACCAGGGCCTTGAAAGGCGTGTGAGTAAAGTTTTACCCACGGTAGATCTTCTCCATCAGGAGCAGGTAGGAAACGAAGTACGGCATAACCATTACCGCTTTTGTCTACTTCAGGTTTCCATAGACGGTCATCAGTGTTACCACCACTGTTATTAACTTTCTCTACTTCCTTGACCAACTTAGCAGTCAATGAACCAAGAGATGATTGCTTTTTTAGATTAGCAAACGACATTAGATTACCTCAGATTTGTTAGATTTGGCTTGTGTGTACTCTGTTATTTTACAACTGAAATTGATCTTTGTCAATCATTTTTCGCATATTCTCTAATAAATGTGACATATTATTAAACACCACATTCATATCAACATTAGCAGGAAGACCTAAGGCTAAAGCAGAATTAGCAATACTTTCTTTCATTTCCTTTGCTTGAGGATCATCGGAAAGACTCAAACGAGTATACATAATTTTCTGCTTATCCAATAACCTTTCTAAATCAGCAACGTGCTCAATCTTTTCCTCCTTTGATAAGGATGGAAATTTAAATATAGTTGAATAAACTTCTTCTTGAAGTTCTTGAATTTCAACTAACTCCGCACGAACTACTTCCGATTCAAAAAAACTCATTTACCCTCTAGCACAATTTCTTTCAGAATTTTTTTATAACTTTGTACATCAATATTTAGGAATGGAGAGTACTTGCGCACTTTTCTGCTAACAATTTCCCATACTGGGTCCTTTAGTTTCTGATCAAAATCCTTCCTATACTCCAATATTTTATCACATATTACCAGTGTTTCAAGTGAGGTTTCCCCACCAAGATAACTCTTTAAGATAGGTGGATGTCCTTTAGAACAATCAAATACCATATCTACTTTCTGATTATCAAAAAGACTCTGTGATTCTTCCTTAAAGATATAAGATAATGATTGAATTCTCCTTTTCCACTGAGTATATCTTTCCTCTCCTTCTTTAATAATCTCACCAATCCACATTGTCTCTGGGTCAGTAGTGCTTACAAAATTAGATACAAAAAACTCTTCTACTTCTTTATCATTCTTCTGTCTAGCAAACTTTTCAAACCAAAATCTATCCTTCCTTTTATAGAAGGCTTTAACTGTTGCTCTGGTCTTACCACGATACTTTATATAATCGTAGTGGTCACGGGTGAAATGATTCTTCAGAGAGAGATAACAACGATATGCATCAAAGGCCAACATTCACTCCTCTTCTTGCTCACAAGTCTCCAATTGTCCAATAGCATCCACAGGAACTTCTGCATTTCCTAAACGATACCAAGGCACCATATCACCTGTCTTATAACTTACACGATCACCAAGATACTCAATATCTAAACCATCATCCTCTCTTATTATTGCTTGAAGGCGATAGTGCATTAATTCAGATTTAGTAGGCATTATTTTTTCTCCACTATATTAAATGCAACTGTAACTCTTTCCTTTCTTGTTTTCTTTTCCTCAACATAATGAAAGGCTTCCTGACTAGGCCAAATATACATATTTCCTACCTTAGCATCTGTTGTTGTATTATACTTTGGAAATATAGTAGGTTGTCCATCATTCTGAATATACATCACACCTGAAAGTAATCCCGCATGGTTATGTTCCGGGTTATCATCTCCTTTATATGCAAAGTTAGTCCAGATATCATACCCATCAAAGTGTCCGTCCCACTTCCGAAGTTTAAAATCTCTATGTGTCTTTCCTGCTCCATAATACTTTGCAGTTAATCTCAATACCCACCCCAACCAATAAGATTCCTCAACCATCCTTGGAGGGATAGAACACTGATATGAATTATGCTTCTGCCCATCCATAGAAAGATACCCAACATTCTCATGGGATCTAAGTTCTGCTAATGGATGGTCCTTAACTTTTCTACATTCCTTTACCCACTCTCTTACTTCTGTAAGTATTTCTTTGGGCATAGTTGCTTTCATAATAGGAGAGCGGTCATTCACTCTCTCAAGTTTCAATACATCCATGATTCACTTTAATAAACTTCATGCTAGAAGGATCATTCATCTATCTACCTTCTCTAGATTTATTTCTAATGGTAATATGATTACCTTCAATTGCCATCTCAAGATAATCTTTATGGCTCCAATTTAATT